AATTAAATATTAATAATTGTAATATTCAAGGCATGGGATGTTTATATTCTACAGGATATTATGCTCAAGATGGCACTGATGATGATTTTGGTTCTGGGTCATCTATTACATTAGAGAATTCTACATTTACATCTTATATGTATCATCCTGGTTTAAATCATAATTCTACTACATTGATAGATTTAAATACAACATCATTATATAATGAAGGACCTGTTGGAACATATTCAAACGCCCCTGTTACACCTTCATTTACAATGAATAATTGTAATATTTGTAATTATTCTAACCCTATAGACGGATATAGTTCAAATCCAAATTCTATAGTAGGAGAGACTGGATATATTGGATATAAGGGTATAGTTGAAATTAAATTATTTAAATGGCAAATAAATATTACAAATAATACAATTAATGGATATTTGCCAACATCTCCTACTAACTCTCATAATGTAAATTTATTATGCTTTGGTGATAAGGTTAGTTCTACAGCGTCTCCTAATAATATATTATCAAATTTAAATATAAATAATAATAAAATTTATACCAAATGTATAGCAAATGGAAGCCTTGGAGCTAAATTTTTAGGAGCATCTGTATATAGTCAATGTTTTAATATAAATAATAATACTTTTTATTATCATGGAACGAACGTTACACCAGATTGCACTAAGGCGTTTTTAGAAGTAGATGCAAGGGGTGGAAATAATAGTGCATATGGTAATATTGCAAGAGGATTAATCTCTGATAATTTATTTATTCCTAAACCTACAACTTATATGACTACTGGTATTATTTTTCCAAATACAGGAACTAGTAATATTTTTGTTAATAATAATTCTTTTTCTTCTTATAATGGTTCTAATTTGTCTATCGGACCAAATATTAATGATAAAGATTGGTTTAATCCAAATTATTCAAATTATTGGTACTATGATTCAAATACAATATCAAATAATAAAGGTGTTATTAATTCTATTAAATTAAAAGGATATTTAGGAAAACTTGTTGATGATGATGCTGGAAGTGATTACGAATTAATATTTGAAAATCTTCTTGGTGAGGCTTATCCAGATTTTATTAGATATGGAAGCTCGGATAATGATAGTATCAATTTACAAAACATACCAAGAGGACAAGCTTTATCATTAGCTTATTTGTTTGAAATTTCAAACTTAATTCATAATAAAATTAAACCTATATCTTTTAGCATATCTTGGAGCTCTACTGTTAGTATTCCTGTAAATTTAGTAACAATGGAATTAATTGATTATAGGCAAAGCCCTCATGAAGTATTAATATCTACGACTTCTTCTTTGTCTGGAAACGCAACATCCTTAACAAGAACATATACTGTAGATAATTCCACTGATACATTTTATGATAAATTATATTTAAGGCTTAGTATTTCTGGTACAGCTTCGGGCAGTGGGACTTATGATTTAGATTTATCTTCAATAACTATAACATATATTGAATAATAAAACATGGGTATATTAAAGCATAATAAATAGCTGTATAATTAGGGAGCAAGTCATGTTTGAAACAATTTTAGGTGAATTATTTTCTCTTCCAACCATAGTTTTTGCAGTAGTTATTTACCTGCAAGTTTTATTATTTAGAAAATTAACAGAAGCTGTAGCCAAAAGAGTTGCTCATGTATTTCCGGATAAATGGGAAGGTTTTTGGATTGAACTATGGAGAGAGTGGGTATTACCTGCAGCTCCAGTTGTTTTTGGTGGATTAACTGCTTATTTAATTGTACAATATCCTTATCCTGAAATATTTGCATCAAGTGATGCTGGTAGATTTTTCTTTGGTATTGTTGCTGGTTTGGCTGCAGCGTATGTATATCCAAGAGTATTATATTATTACAAAAAATTCTTACCTGAAACAGTAGCCAACGCTTTGCCAAATCCAGAACAAATTTCTAACGAAGATAATAACTCTTAATCTTTTTAAATAAGAGAAAAAATGTCACAATATCCTAATAAATTAGATAATGATAAAACTATTATCAGAGTAGATGATAATATTACAGAAATAGGCGGAGATGCTATAAATCAACTTCGCGATGCTGTATTTAATATTGAGAAAGAATTAGGAACTAATCCAAGCGGATCAAAAAATAATGTAAAAGAAAGATTAGATGTATCTTTAGATGATGCTGGAAATATTAAACCATCAGCATTATCTTATACTTTTGCACCAAACCCAATCACAGATGCAAATGTTGATATAAATGCAAAAATACATGAAGATAAATTAGATTTAACACATTCTACACAAAGCTTACATGACTTATTCACAACTCAAAATAATTATGTTAATAATTTAATAACAACTACTGATGATTTAAATACTAATATTAATAATCATATCTCTGGTGCTACTGTTTCTGGAATTAGACACGACACAACGCACATTGATTTAGCTACTAATTTATTAGATAAAGATGGTTATAATTTATCTACGACTACAGTTGATGAAGCGTTAGTTGATATTAATACTGTTTTAAATGTACATCAAAATTTAATTTCAAACGCTCATCCAGCATCTGCTATTACAGTTGATACATCAAATTTTACAGTAATTGATCAAGACGCGAATACTGTACAAAAAGCTTTAGAGAATATTGATAAAACAGATCAATTACATTTAGGAGAACATAGAGCAACATTGCATAGTAGTGGAGTTCCTGCTGATGCAAGAAGTACTGCTTTTGATGGTTATGGAGAATTAGTTGTTCCATGGACATCTGTTGAAACTTATTTAGCTAATAATGGAATTAATCCTATTGATGATGTTAATTTAGGTGATAATGTAATTAAATTTAAAACGCCATCTGGTAATGCTAAATTCTTATTTGAATCTCAATTTAGTCAAGTAAAACCAGGGGATGTTATCAGTGTAAATTATAATAATGGAATTATAGCATTATTTGAAATAGATTCTATAAGATTTGATTCTTCAATTGAAGATTATTACTTAAGAATAAATGGAACTAATTTATTTCAAACAACTGATGGATATGCTAAAATTGAAAAACCGCTTCATGATACAAATATATATTCTGTATTAACTTTAGCTTCTGCAAACGCAACGCCTTCAACATTATTTGCACAAGAAGATGGTGGGTTAATTGTTGGAGATCCTAAAGCTGCTTCTGTATTAGGTATAGGTTTTAATGCTAATTTAATTGATTCAACTCATTATATGCTTTATTTACAACTATATCCAACAGGAAATCCTGTAGATAAAGTTATAGATATGATAGGTGTTGATGTTAGTGGAAATGCTGGAGCTACACCTGGTAAATATACATTAGAAAGCGTCGTACAAAGTACAAATGATACTTTTAGAGCGGCTGGGTATAATTTTAGATTTATTGCATATGCTTTAAATGGTTGTTTTGGAATTGCATTAGCTGATAGTTTTGATGGGGCATCATTCTCTATTGTTAGCGGCGTTAGATCTGATACTGTTTTAACTGTAGGTACATATGTAAATAATGTTATTGATGATATTTCTGCAGCAAAATATGATGCATTAGGCTTTGGTATTAATAAAGCAAATGTAGCAAGTCCTGCTTATAATAATACATTTACAAGTAGCGATGGGGCTCTATTACCAACAAAAATTATTAGACCACGATTACACAGAAACTATATTGTAAATGGAAAGTTAGTAGATCGTTTAGCGCCTGCGCGTGGAACAACAAATGGGTTTTGGAGTGCAATATTAGCTGATAGGTTTGCTACTGGCGGATCTGTTAAAGTTAAATATACAATTGAAGGTTGTATGTATGATGCTGGACTTGCTCCAGGGAAAAGTATAACAGTATTGCCTGCAATATCACCTTATAGTAATGTCGATTATGGAAGATTTATTATAGAAGATGTTGTTTATACAGTCCCGTGCGGTCCTAGTTTAGGACAAACTGATATTACAGTTTTAAATGCAATACATAATACGGGAAGTCCAGTATCTATATCTACAAATCAACCTATTGAAGTTAGAATATATGCTGGAAGTGATTCTATTGTATTTAATGATCTTAATTTAATTGAAGGATCTCCGTCTGGTAAAAAATATCATAGATTACATGAAGTATTTATTAATGATAAATTTGAAACATTCGCTCATGAGCGAGCACGAATGCCTATTCAAACAATTACTCCAGATCCTCAATTAGATACAAATAATTTTCAAATTAAAAATGTATCTCCTAAATTAAGAGGTTATTTAAAGAGCAATAAAGTCAGTAAATTTGTTAGACTTTATATTACAGACTATCGATTCGCTACTGGAGAATATGATGGATATATTGGTCGCCCAGCATTAAGCGGAAATGGAATTGATAAAGTTGGTCCAATAGCTACTGGTAAAAAGAATGAACCAGTTAAATTTTATGATGAAACATATAATGATTATATAGAGCTAGTTTATATAGAACCAAATGTAACATCTCCTGGATCAGATATTTTACCATCTTCTGTAGATAGATTTGTTGATATTGAATTATTCCCAAGCTTACAACATGATGATGAATTAACATTTTTAGGAATATTTGAATTAAGCGAAAAGGATAATAATAAAGTAGTTAGATTTGTTGAAGACAAGCGACAAATAGGTAGTATTTCTGAAAAAGATTTAACACAAAATGTTATTAATTTTATTAATGCTACTGCAAGAATGACTCAAGAAAACGGAATTGTTAAAGGTTTTGATTATGACAGTCAGAATATCTCAAACACAAGAGAGTTTTTCTTTAAAGGCGGTATAGCTATTGTAAATGGTAAAACGGTAATTGCTAATAATCAGAGCTGTACATTAGCAGAAATTAAAGAAAATGGTCATGTTGGAGCGCAAGATATAGATTGGGCTATTTGTGTTAATGAATTTGGGTATTTAGAACCAGTAATTATAACAGATAATCCTCAACAATTTTATGCTGTATCCGGATCTAATTCTTATTTAGTTCCAAGTTATACTTTTAATGAATTGCTATTAAATAGAAGAGATTTATGTCCAATTAATATAATTACAGTAACCATAAATTCATTTTCATATGTAAAAAATAAAGATGTACGCAAAGGAATTGTTTTACAAAATTATCCATTAGTATTAGCGAGTGCGGGATATAATGGAAACTTTACAAGACTAGATCAATTGTTATATCATATTGAAAATAATGTTCAAAATAATTCAACAGTTAAAGTTAAAGGCAATGTAAGTTTTACTGAAGATTTTGAATTAAAAGATTTACCAAACAGTTTAGTTATTGATGGAGAAGGTACTGGAACATTAACATTTAATAACAAAAAATTTATTGTAAATAATTCTAATGTTGCATTGAAGAATTTAACTATTAATTTAAATTCAACACCCACAGAATCATCTATTGAACAAATTAATGGTAAATTAACAATTGATAATTGTATAATTAATATTCATTGTAGTACAAATTCTGAAAAAGGAATTAAACCGTCTTCTAATTTTAGATTAGAGAATTGTACAATTAATTATTATACACATAATCAAGACATATATGCTACTGGAGAGTTAGTTAATCCAGGTCGTGGCGGAGCTGTAATATTTGATGGAAATATTATAGAAAATATAATAATACAAAATAATAAATTTAACGCTATAACTGGCAGTTTGTCTTTTACACCAATGGCTGTACAAAGATCTCCATTTATTATATTTAATATGTATGAAAATTATATAGTAAATAATGTAAATATTGAAAATAATACATTTAATGATAATAATTCAGCTTCATTCTCTGGATCTGCTATTTGTTTTTATAATAATGATAATAATATTACATCTGGTAATTACCCGGTTATTGCAAATATTTTTATTGATGGAAATATTTGCAATCAAAATCAATCAATTACAATTACAACAGCAAGTACTGGTGTTAAATTAGACTTAAAAACCCATATAATTCCATTAAATGTTAATATTATAAATAACAGCTGCGGCTTTATTGGATATATTATAAATAGTAAAGCAAATGTTCCTACATTAAGTGTTTTAAGTGATAAATATCAACAAGAAATATTAATAGAAAATAATAAAACACACGCAATTGTTAGTCCGTTTATAACTTCTTCAGGTTCTGATTATTATATTCCATTATTTAATAATAGTACTGACAGTCCTGTTTTTGCCACAGGAAAACAAAGTATTATAAATAATAATACACATATGATAAATATATTTACATTATCAAAAGATTCAAATAATGAATTTGGGTCTGTATATGTATTAAAAAATAATATTGATTGTAATAGAAGCTCTTCTATTGTTAGTATGTTTTTAAATAGTTCAAATCCTATTATATTATATAAAGGAATATCTATTTATAGTGGTTCTTCTGGTTCTTTTACCAATTTAATAAAAAATAATTATTGTGAAATAAGCAATAATTATATTACATCTGGATATTATTCTTCTTCTTTACATAAGTTTGATATTGGAATTAATTGTAATAATTGTCATGCAATTATTACCAATAATACAATAAAAAATTTAAATAATGGAATTTCTTTTGGAATAACTGCTAACACTGGAATTTTTAATATAAATAATAATAATATATATAGATATTCTTCTAGTATTGGATACTATATCTACGCTCCAGCATCATCTGTATCTGTGGAAACTGAAGCAAAAATTTATGATAATTATTTAGATTCCACAACTTCAGATGGAAGTAATGAAGATACTATTTATTATGATTTAAGTTATTCTTCTGTATATAATAATAAAAATCATATTAATTTAAGTATAATTCCTCATCAATTTTTTAAATGGTTACGCACTTTTGTAGCGGGTCCATTTACTGAAATAGTAGATCCTTTTACTTCATTGTATGACTCAGATAGTATTGATACTATGTATTATTCATTAGATAATTCTATCAAAAATATGACTTTACTTTTTAAAAATACAAATACAAATGTATATGCTATACAAAATTTAGAAAACTATATACATAGTCCAAATATTAAAATTAAATCAATTAAAATTGATTATGAGAAACAATTGGAGCCATATCAATCTAATTCTTTTTATGATATAAAATTAACTGATTTATCTGGGGCTGGAACTGTTAATATAAATGGTCCCAATTTAGACTTAGATAATTCTGTGGACACTGGAAGTATAACTCAAATTATAGACGCTGTATTTTTAACATCGCAAACTGGTATTAAAATTAATATATCAGCAAGATCAACTTCTTCTGTTACTGGAAGTCAATTATTTTTAAGTCCAATAGTAATCAAATGGCACGCAGTTTAAAAAGAATAAATAAATGATCAATGGAGGAATAGGATTTAACCGATTAACTGATTTGTTCGATATTTTTCATATCGTTCAAAACAGCATGATCCGTCTTCCAAAAGATGTAATTATAGCTACATTAAGAGACTATTTTTCACAAGATAGCTTATATCATTATGTAAAAGATGAGTGGGGATTTCCTAAAACGCCAGATTTAACAGACACGGATTCTGATGCTGGATTATTTGATGATATTACAACTAGATTATTTATAGGTGAAGCTTATCGTTTTGATTCAAAATTTTATCCAGCTATATTAGTTAGATCTGGTGGATGCAGATATGTTCCAATTTCTATTAATAGAGATCAGCATAGAGTATTATATAAAACACAAAAATTTGTAGATAATAAAGGAAATGAAAAATTAATTCAGGTTCCATATGCCTTTGGTTTAGCTGGAGCCTGGGAAGGCTCTATTATAATAGATATAATATCCAGAGGTCAAAAAGAACGAGACGATTTAGTAGAAATTATTTCTATGTTATTTGTTGATATAAAACAAAATGATTTAGCTAATCAAGGAATAGCAATAAAACCAACTTTAAATGTTGGCGCTCCGTCAGAATCTGATGATAGAAATGATAAATTATTTAGGCAAAATATAACATTAGAGATAAGGGGAGAATGGAGAAGAACTATACCAATAAATAATATAATTGATGTTATTAATATTTGTGTAGATTTTGGTAATGTTACTCAAGATCCTCCAATAATATCTCCTAATTTAACAATAAATACTTCAGTAGAATTAATTGAAAAACTTCAAGATTTGTAATAAAAAAATAAAAGTAATAGTAATAATAAAGCATATAAAAAGAAAGCAATAGGTAAATAAAGCTTTTAAGGATTTAAAAATGGCAAATTTTCCTGGTGGCGACAATGCACTTCCTGGCACTTATGTAGAAACAGCAACATTATCTCGTGGAGCATCTGTTCCTGGAGGAGTTAGAACTGCCGTATTAATGGGCGAAGGTCAAAGAGTTGAAACAATAGTGTCGTCTGCGGCTGGTGGCGGTAAAGATGGTCTTAATCCTTCTTTTACAAGCACTAATGGTCAGGATGGTCGTCATTTTAGAGTTTCTAATGTTCCTTTGGTTAAGAATCGTACAACATTATTAAAAAATGGTATCCCTCTTGTTGGAACAGAAGGAACTAATAACGGATCTTCTTTTCCTGAGAGATATGATTATAGAGTTCAGTTATCAAATGGTACAATAGAATTACAAACAGCGCATTTAGTTGATCAGGGTGGCGGAGATCTTTGGGTTCCAGGAAATAATTTTGGTGATGGTTATATTTCTAATTTAGTTTTATCAGATGAAGATGCACCAACAGAAACATGGACAGTTCGAGTTGTTTCTGTTAAGCGTGGTGTTGGCGGAGTAATTATACCAGGATTTGCTAAACTTGTTGCTCAAGGCTCTGTAAGTGGAAATATTTTAGATGGTTATGGTAATCAGATTTCTTGGAATTCTGATGGATATTCTAATACAAATGGAATATTAGAATTTGAAGTACATGAAGGAACTATTCCGTTACAAGAGGGTGACAGATTTACAATTAAAGTAAAAAGCGGCGTATTATCAACAAATGATAATTTAGAAGCTAGATATATATGTGAATTAGACTTAAATCAACCACAATTCTTTACTAATTTAGATTTATTAGTTGCTAAACATGGTTCTCCAAGCCTTACAAATAGGCTTTCGTTAGGAGCTCAGTTAGCATTTGCAAATTCTCCTCCAGGAGTATGGACAGTTCAAACTAAACCTGCTTTACCAAGAAGATTATCATATCTTGTAGAAGATAACGCTTCTGGAAATGATACTGCCTCAGATTTAACTTTTGCATTACCGATGGATGTAACTCCAGATGCAGATGGAAGTATTCATTTCTTTGTAACAGATCCTCTTACTAATGTAGAAACAGAAATTCGTCCAAATAAAGTTGCATTCTATGATACTGATATTACATTAGATCCTGCAAATGAATTTATTTCAAATGTATTATACACATATTCATATACTGTAATTAAAGATGGATATGATGATTTATGCAAAGTATTATTAACAGAAGATTTAGCTCTTGGAGCTGGTCAATCATTAAGAGTTACTCTTGTTGATGAAAAAGATGCTGATTTTTATGATGCAGGCTGGGTAGAAGCATATGAATCAATTGAAAAAATTGATACTGATATAGTAGTTCCTCTTCCTTCACAAACTATCTCTACAATTTTTGGTAATGGTAAAACTCATGTTCAAGTTATGAGTCAATTAAAATATAAGAGAGAACGAATTCTTTTCATTGGCGCTATTAGAGGTCTTGAGCCTGAAAATGTTTCAGGAGATCCTTCTGTTCCTGTTGCTGTTGAAGACATCGGAATATTTGAAGGAATTCAAGGAGATGACCCAAGCGAAATTTTAACTGGTGATGATGAAGATTTAGCAAATTATGGTGTTCAATCAGCCTATTCAAATACATTCAGGGTTGTATATTTCTATCCAGATGAGATTGTAGTGCAAGTAGGATCAGATAGAGCAATTGTAGATGGTTTCTTTATAGCAGCAGCGGCTGCAGGTTATCTCTCAGCTGTAAATAATATAGCTATTCCATTAACTAATAAAACATTAAGTGGCTTTACAATTCTTTCAGATAAACTATACAGACCAATTATATTAGAACAATTAACTGCTGATGGTATTACTGTTCTACAGCCAGTTCAAGGCGGCGGAAGAGTTATACGCGGGCAAACAACAACCAATAGCGGATTCATTGAGGAAAGAGAATTAAGCATTGTGTTTATTCGTGATAGAATAGCTCGTACAATGCGTGGATCTTTCGATGGTTTTATAGGTTCTCCAGAATCTGATGTAACTCAAGCAGTATTAGGAAGCAGAGCAAACAATGTTCTTGCAAGCTTAATTAGCCGTGGTTTAATTACCAAGTTTAGAGATCTTAAGGTTCAACGAGATTCTGTTGATCCTACACAATGGAATATTTCTGTTGCTGTACAACCAGTTTACGCAGTAAACTTCATTTACATTAAAGTTAATGTTGGTCTATTATAATAGATAAAGGTTAAAAAATGCCTCTTAGAATATCTAATCCGGGAAAAACAAGATTATATAATGAAAATGGTGATGGTTTTGCAACAACAAAAACACATCTTTCTACAAACATAAACATATTAGTAAATGGAATAGCAGTGGGTGCTGTTCAAGATATTAGTATAGATGAAAAAAGATCAATTAAACCTATCGTAGAAATTGGCACTGATGGTATTATTGATAGCGCACCATCATCAGCAGCTGAAGTTTCAGGTAATTGTAGCAGAGTTAGGTTTGATGGACAAAGAATATCAGAAGCATTTATGAGAGGGTTTATTCATTTAAAATCTCAAAGAATTCCATTCGATATTACAATTGTTGATAAATTTGCAGCTTCAAATAATGATGATTCATCAAGTTTTATAACAACAACAATTCATAATGTATGGATTAATTCTTTAGGTACAAAATATAGTGCAGGAGATTTTATTATTATTGATAGTATGGGTTGGCAAGCTGAATCAATTAGTAGCGTTCGTAATAATGGTCCTGTTGTTGGTCCAGTAAATAACATTGGTATTAGCATGACTGGTGAATTTGAAATCAATTCTTTTGAGCAAGAAGCTGATACTGGTCTATTCCGAGGTTCTCTTGATGCTCCTGGCTTATTAAAAGCATTTGATGGTTCTGGCGGAAGAAACTTCTAATATTCTTTAATTCTCTAAAAAATCAATGATATATTAAATAATGTTAGGTATAACATTGTATAATATATTTGTATATGGAGAATAAGATGACAGAACAAAAAAGAAGAGTAATATCAAGTAGTTTAGGATCTATTCCATTAACTGAGCGAAAAACTATTGTTGTAGATGATCCAACTGAAAACGTAGAAGAAGAAATTGATTATAGAGAAGTTCAAAGAATTAAAGAAGAACAAAAGAGAGAAAGAATTAATTCTGTAGCATTATCAAAATTAGAATTCTTATTAGGAATTAGCAGAAAAGTAGTTGATGTAAAAGTTGAAGGTGTTGTTTTCACTTTAAAAACTTTAAAAAATAAAGAAAAACAAAACATCGTTCTTGAAGCAGCTAAACAAGAGTCTGTTTTATTACAATCTTTTAATGTAAAAGATTTAACTGTTGCTTACTCATTATTTAAAATTAATGATGAATTAATTGATAATATAATTGGTTCAGAAATTAATAATAAAATGGAATTTATAAGGGAGATGGATTCTAATCTTGTTGAAAAGCTTTGGGATGAGTATATTAAATTAAATAAAGATGATAATCCAGATGCTTTAGGAGTAAATGCAGATGAGGTTAGGGATACAATAAAAAAATAGTTAAAGAACCAGAGCAACGATTTATCTGGTTCTTATGTCAAAAATTCCAAAAAACCCCCGATGATCCTTGGTTTGAAGAATTAGATGAAATTCAATATTATTGGATGTTTCAACAATGGCTTGAAGATCAAGATCAAGAAAATAAAAAATATTACGAATATTCTACATATATAGGCGCTTTTTCAAATCCAAAGATGGCAGAAAAAGCATTCAAGTCAATGAAAGGTTCTGATTTCTCATCATCCGATAAGGATTTTGAAGAATCATATAATAATGTTATTAATGATAGAAATAATCAAAATTTAAATCAATCAAATAGCATATCTAATAGAAGGCGAAGAAGACAAAGAAAAGCTTTAGAATAATGGATATTATATGCCTATAGCAGAGGAAATTGCAAAAGAATTACAAGATAAAATAGAAGATGCTTTTAGTAATATTAATACATACAGCTCTCAAAAAATTGGTGAAATACTTGTTTCTATTAAAGATAGATTAAAGTCTTCGCCAGAAGCTTTTAATTTATTAACTACTGCTGGAAAAGAAGCTTTAAAAAAATTAGAAGAAAAAGCTTTAGAAACTGGTAGTATTTTATCAATGGCTTTAGGTAAAAGTATTGATAAAATAGTTGAACGATTACCAGAATTAGGAGAAGTTGGAGCAAAAGCTTTTTCTGTATTATATTTATCTACACAAGAAGTTTCATCTGGATATAAAAAACTAGGAGATGAAATATCATCTGTTTCAAGATTACAAACAGAACATACAAATAAATATATAGAATTAATTACTAAACAAATGCCAAAAGGTATGGGAGAATTTTCATCAAATATAATGAAAGGAATGCTTTCTCAAGCAGAAGCAGCTAAAAATGCAGAATCTTCATTATATAATTATTATAGATTAAGTGGTATGGGAGCTGAAATATCTCAAAGATTTGGTAGTAATTTAGAGTTCAGCGCAGATCGTGCTAGAGGTTTTAGCCAACATTTATATAATGTTGCAAATGAAATAAGAACAACAAGTCAAAATGTTGCAGAGTGGGCTACAGCTTTAAGAGTTATTCCTGGAATCGAAAATCAAATAATAACATTAAGCACTGGTCAAAAAATTAGTGCTACTGGAATGGCTATGCAAGTTGCTGCACAGTATGGATTAAGTGCGGCAGACGCGGCTGCTAAACTTAAAACTTCTTATGAAAATTTCGGATTATCTGCAGATGAATCTGTTCAAGTATTATCTTTAATGGGTGCCGTTATGGATCAAACAAAGATCCCTATGACTTATATTGATAATATCATCTCGTCATCGCGTGAAAATTTTAAATCTTATGGTGATTCTGCTGATGGTGCGGCTAATATGGTTTTAGGTTTAGGTAGAGCTTTAAAAGAAACAGGGACTGCACCAGCTGTCATGAGAGATATGTTAAATAATATTACTGGGGCAATATCCAAATTAGACGTAGGAACAAAAGCATTTTTAGCAACACAATCAGGTTTTGGTAGTGGTTTAAGTGGTGCGTTTAAATTTGATAAACTAATGGTAGAAGGTAAGATAGATGAAGCTTACAAAATGATGGAAGAAACCATTAGAAAACAAATGGGTGGAAGAATTTATACATTAGATGAAGCCTCTACTAATGAAGCAGCGGCACAGCAATATCAAAAACAAACATCTTTAATGCAACAATTTGGGTTAATTAAAGATTCTGGTGAAGCTGCACGATTATCAAAGGCTTGGAGAGAAGGAACTTCTGTTCCTGCAAGTGTTGATAGAAGTCAATCTATGGAACAAGATTTCTTAAGAGGACAACAAAGATCTGAAAGATATGATACAGCAATAAGAGAATTAAATAATACTACGGAATTATTATTATCAGAGCAAAATAGTCACTCTTTAGAATTAATACAGGTTTCTATGGGGAGCAAAGGTCTTTTAAAAGAAATGTTAGATCGATCTAGCAGCTTAGGAGCAGGTTCAACTTTAGATAAATCATTCGGTCAAGTTTCTGGGGTTCCTAGCGAGCAAAGAATAGCAAGTTTAACTGCTCAGCAGGCAGCAACAGGAATGGCTACAGCTGGCAGCACAGGATCTGCAATACTTGATGTTTTCAAAGATCCTAAAATATTAAATATATTACAAGAATCTTTAGCGGAACTTCCTGTTGTTGGTAAAACTGCAGCAGAACAGATTGATAATCTACGAACATCTTTAAATGATATGTCTGAAAAAGCAAAAGAAGCCGCAGAAAAAACAATAAAATTTTCTACTGAAATAAAAGAAGCATCATCATTTAATGAACAAATGGACATTATAACCGATGCGTTTCGTAAATTACGATTATCTCCAGAATCCGAACCAACAACACCAAGCTCACCAAAACCTGCAGATGTAGTAACAAGAGAAAATAATCAATCAAATCAACAAAATGCAAATACACCTTGGATTCAAGGTCAAGCTGCAGGACCTCTTCGTGGTGAATTTACTGTAAATATAAAATATCCAAACGGATTTACCGAACAACAACAAGTTGAAATAGCTAATATTGCTTATGACGCAGATCAACGCGGAACTTCAACTGGAGTAAAACATGCCTAGACAAATATATCCATCAGATGTTTTTGAATCTTCTGCTATATTAGGCATAGATTCTCCTGCACCTCCAGCTTCAGGCGGAGTTGGTTCAAGACAATCAAGAGTGCCAAGTGGTCGTAGAGCATTATCAAGAAGACAAATGTTATGTTGGTTAGTTCCAGAGCAACCAATCATACAGATGTATATAAATCCAGAACAATTAGTTTTTAACTATGGAAAACAAATAAATGAAACAAGAACAAAAGGTGGATTTTCTGTACAATATTGGGGAGAAAATTTAACTACTATAACCGGATCTGGAACAACTGGAACATCCGGTATAGAAGGAATGAATATATTATTAGATATATACCGTAATGAACAATTAATGTTTGATCCTTATGCTTTATTTATGCAAGCTGAAAAAGATAGACTTTCTTCTATTAATACAAATATTGATATTATTGATATTTTCGATGATGACACTAAAGGTCTTGGAGATATTTTACAAGGAAAAGCTGAAGCATCACCTACAAAAACAATATCTCGTCCTTCATTGGCTTCATTAGCGACTGGTGTGGAGATGTATTGGATGGGGGAAGTTTATAGAGGGTTTTTTAAATCTTTTCAAATTACAGAAGCCGCACAAGCATTAGGATTATTTTCTTATACTTTTAACTTTACAGTAACTCAAAAAAGAGGAATTAGAAATAATTTCTTAGCTTGGCATAAATCTCCAAATCATGGTCCAAGCGATTCGTCTCGAGAAGGTCCCCCACATAGTTTTTCATCTTTAATTTTACAAGATTCCGCTGCGTATAACAGAAACGCATCAGATCAACCAAATACTTATACTCCGTTTGTAGATAAATCAAAAGATTTAATTGGGCAAGTAGGAGATAGAGCTGAATCTATAAAAAAAATAGCATCAGATACAATTGATATATTTAAGATCTAAGGATAAGATTTATGGTAAAATTTTTAAAAGGTTTAGAAACATTTGGTAATGCATTTTTAGATAAAATGAATGCTAATTTTGCACCTGGAGAAAATATACCAAGAACTTTAGATGCAACTGATCCAAATAATCCTGATAAAATGATATCATATGGGGCTTTAGGAGAATTTGCAAAACAAATAGATCCAAGAGCTAATAGAAGTTATGTAGAAAGTGGTTATATACGAAATGTAAAATCTAAACCATTACAAATAGTGACTCAAGAGCCAGATTTAAATATTGTAATTAAAAAAAGATTTATATCATCATTGGCAAATAATTATAAATTAGAATTATCAGATAAATCTGAAAAATTATTTATGAAAGCATCTAAAATTTTATTTAAAAATAAATGTCAAGCAATTTCTTCGTATGAAAAACTTACTAAATATGAAAGAATAATTCAAAATCAGGGTACTATTGATGAATTAATTTTTCCAAGAATATTAGAAGAAATTGATGGTCTTGATGCATTAAGCATTGGAACTACTTTAATATCAGGCTCTCTTAGAAATGTATTAAATAAAGTAAAAAAAGTTATGAATTTTAGTGAGCCATCACAATTTACAACTTGGAATTATGATAAAACAAGATTATTAGAAAGTGAATTAGGCGAGGGTTCAGGTACTTTTGATTTTACTATGGTATCAGGTATAAATACCACTTCATCATTATTATTTGCTAGTGGTAAAGCTGGTTTAAATATAGAAGATCCTTATAATTTAATGACAATAACCGAGCAAGATATTGATAAAGCAATAGCTGATGCTACAAATGCCTTTAAGCAGGCTAGTTTTTTTAGTGTTAGTGAAGAAGCTTTAAGATCATTAAATGAAACATTAAAATTAGAATTAAATTTATTAAGAAAAGAACGACAATCTAATGAATCAAAAGATATAGCTAATAATTATCAAAAATACAATAAAGTAAAAATATCTGATGAACAAAGATTAAAATACAATGTCCCAGGAATTATATTTAAATTAAATGAAGATTCTATCTTTGGGTTAAAACAAAGAGTTATTATTGATATTGTTGGAAAAGAGTTAGAATTTGAATATGATCCTGGAGTATTAGGATTCGGTGGTAAAGCAAAACTTGTTAGAGGTAAGATAACAGATCCTGGGTATGATATTATAGGATTAACAGAATTAGAACAAATAAAAGCAGAACAAATTGTTAGTAACAATTATCAGCTTATGAATATAAAAAAACAAAAAGATGCATTAATTGAAGAAATTAATTTATCTAAAGAAAACGATTATATTCAATATGTTCGAGATAAAATGCGATTACATTATGCTAATAAATTAATAATACAACCTATGGATACTGTACATATTTTTATTAGTTCTAAAAAACAAGATGATGATATGGTTGTTGGATTTAATACTAAATCTGCGCCATTAGAT